ACAATGCAGATACTGCAGAAGTTCTCGACCGATACAAGAAAGAGCTTCAGGAGAAAGCTGATGAGCTTGAAGCGATGCGTCGTAGCAAGCGAGATTTTTCTGGTCGTAAGGCTGGTGATCTTAAGGCTCATGCTAAAGACCTTCTTAATGCTCACATTCTTGGTAAAATCACTCGTAAGGGTTGGGATACTTCTTACGGCCAAGAAATTCTTGAAAAAGCTGAAATCACTTATGATGCTACCACATCTGCTGGTATCGACATAAGCGTTTCTTCTGCTTTTGAAGAAGAAGTACGTCAAGAGCAGAAGATTGCTCCATTGTTCCGTGAAATTAACGTAACATCTGGTGCGACTGTACTGCCTTTGGCTCCTGAGACTGAGCCTGCTAACTGGAGCTCTGCTGGTGCAGAAACTGCAGCTAACAACTTGGAAGAAGCAGGTGCTTCAGACAATAACTACAACGTAGGCCGTGTTGTTCTTCAGGCGCATAGACTGATTTCAAGCACATTCATCTCGAATGATACTGACGAGCAAATCGTTGTATCAATTCTTCCGATGATTACTTCCGCACTTGCACGTGCACACGCTATTGCTATCGATAAGGCTATCCTTGTTGGTAACTCTGGCGGGTTCACTACTGGTCTTGTTGGTGCTTCTGGCACAGACGACACCAATGGTTATGCAACTGCATCCGCTCTGACTGCGCTTGACGCTTCAGGTAGTGGTGAAGTAACCCCTGCTAACCTTCTTGCAATGCGTAAGGAAATGGGTAAGTATGGCTTGAATCCTGCTGACGTAGCGTACATCGTACCTACAGATGCTTACTACGAGCTGATTGATGCTACAGGCTTTACCGACGTGAATGAAGTTGGTAACGATCTGGCAGCGAAGATCACTGGTGTAATGGGTTCAGTATTTGGTTCTCCAGTAGTTGCTACTGATCAGCTGGCCTATAACTTGGGCTCTGCTGGTTCACCAACTACTACTGCAGCTCTGGCTGTAAATATGAGAAACTATGTGATTCCACGTCTGCGCGGTGTAACAATCGAAACAGACTACATCACTAAGGAACAGCGTAACGTGATCGTTGCTGCTCAGTCTCTGGGCTTTAACGAACTGTTCGCGAACTCTGGTTCAAACGTTCCTTCAGTACGTTGGGCATACGCCTAATAGCTAACTAGCTATGGATCTTAGGGGGAGGCTTCTCCCCCTAAGTTTTTACTAATTTACTTATGGCTAATTTAATTACAGTTCAACAATATAAAACTGCAGAAGGAATTTCTGGCACAAAAGACGATCTTAGGATAGAAGAGCTTGTGCCTGCCGTGAGTCAATTAGTAAAAACTTATTGTGGAAATAGTATAATAGATTATTATACTACAGAAAAAACAGAATACATAAATGTAAACTGGGAAACTCATATTATACAGCTTACAGAAAGTCCCGTAACCAGTATTACATCTGTAGAAGAACGAGCTTCTTATAGTGAGAGCTACAGCACTTTGACAACAGGGAACTATGAGTATTACCTAGACAGTGATACAGATTCTCTTTACAGAACAAATGGCAGCGGATATTATAGAAACTGGCATCGTGGCCCAGGAGCTGTAAAAGTAGTTTATAATGCGGGATACTCGGCAACACCCGGAGATTTGAAACTCGCAGTTTATGACCTAGTTACATACTATTTGAAAGATGAACACAAACAAAGACAAACTCTTGCAGGTGCCTCTGTACAGAATCAAGGCAGCACAAGCATGAGAAATAATCCAGCATTTCCAGATCACATTAAGCGTGTGTTGGATTTATATAAAACCTATTAATGTCAAAACAGCTTACAAAAAAACTATTAAAAGAAGTTTTTAGAGTAGCTGATGGAAAAAGCACTAGAAAACAGCTTACAAGAAATAAACATATTGTTACAATTACATTGGATAATATTAAAGAAGCTTATAAAGATTCGTATAACAGAGTTTTAGAAAAGAGTCCGGATCTACCTAACCCAAAGGGGTGGAAGATTTTTGGTTTTGCAGCAAAAGCAGCAATAAAAGACTTAGAAAATCATTTAAGAAACCCTAAGACTAAATCTTATGTTGCGCCAGGAAGTATAGCAGGAAAAGTAGTAGTTTATACAAGTGATAAAAATTCTAACGTACCTTTAGAAATTATTAAAAAGACTGGAGTTCGTTATATAAATAGAAAATTAAAGCGATTTAATAAAACTCTAACAGATGCAAGGGATCTTGTTGAGCAAAATCCTGGAATGGAATTTAGTACAGCAGCACAAACTAGTCAAGTAGGACAGTTTAAAACAGGTATAGAAATACACCATAAAGGAACTACAATTGGAGCTGCGCAACTAACTAAAGCTTTTGCTTTTTTAGGAACTACAAAGTATTTTTCAGATTTTTCGTCCTCTGAAGAAATAACTTCTTTAAGAGATATGTTCGGAGATTTTGATTTAATGTTTCAAACAGACTCGAACTTGAAAGTATCAATCAAAGAAGATTATTTGATTTCAGTAGATATTGCTAGTTATCGAAAAAACTTTGGAGGAAGTGAGCCAAACGATTGGAAAAAAATTAAACCAAAGTTAGAAGAAGCTATATCTTCGTGGGCGTCTAAGCAAGACTGGTGGAAAGAAAGGGTAGTAAATCTCTAAAAGAGGATTCATTAGAGTTAACAGCTCATACAGTAGTAAAGAATTTAACAAAAGCTAGAAATGTTACAGCTTCAAAAAAGACAAAAAACCCAAAGAGATCTCCTGCACCAGTTAAAACGGTAATTGCAGGAACTTCAAAGAAAAGAGTAAAAAAATCAAAAGCAAGTCCTGCAAGAGTTAGGAAAGCTAAGAGATCTCAATTTAATCTAGCAACTTTTTTAGGTATATTGAATCAGCAACTTCCTAATGTAGTTGCAAAAAATATGGGGGATCCTGCATTAAACTATCGAACAGGTAGATTTGCTTCAGGAGTAAGAGCAACAGACATTAGTAGAACTCCACAAGGATTTCCTAGTGTTGGATACACGTATCAGTTGTACCCGTATCAGACGTTTGAGCCTGGATATGCTCAAGGAGATCCAGATAGAGATCCCCGAAAACTAATTGATCGCTCTATAAGAGAGATTATGGCACAGTACGCAATAGGAAGATTTTATACAAGGAGACAATAATGGCTGTAAGAGACTATACTACACGAAGACAGTCTATTGTTGGTGCTCTTGTAACAAAACTAAAAGAAATAAATGGAACTGGAACATATTTAACTAATTTAAATGAAAATGTCCATCCTCGATTAAAGTTTTGGGATGAAGTAGAAGAATTTCCTGCTGTTCATATGAATGCAGGTTCTGAAAGTAGAGAGTATCAAGGCGGAGGATATAAAGATAGATTTTTATCCGTTACGATAAGATGCTACGTAAATGAAGAAGATGCAGTAGATGCTTTGGACAAGTTATTAGAAGATGTAGAAACCGCTTTAGAAAGTAATTCTACACTAACTTATTATGATAGAATAGGTACAAAGCAATCTACTCACCAGATCACAATTGTCAGCATAGACACTGACGAAGGTGTACTTGAACCCTACGGGGTCGGAGAGATCCTCATAGAGGTTCGATATTAGAAAATGCTGGCAGGAACAAACGTTCACGTCCAAGCCTTTTCAAGAAACTAGGAGATAATAATGGCTGAAAGATTATATTTTTCACGCGACACGAAAGTCTATATTGAATTCGATAGTGTCATCTGGGAAATGCCTGTACTCGATGGTTTTAGTTTCTCTCAAGCAACTAATGCCACCGAAATTACTCTTGCAGAAATGGAAAGCACAGCCGGTGTTAGCCGAAGAGGTCGTCGTGCGTTTAATGACTCTCTTGCACCAGCAGAGTGGAGTTTTTCAACTTATGTGCGTCCCTATATTTCAGCAGGCTCAGGAAGCGGAGCAGCAGATGATCAAACCCATCATCACGCAGTAGAAGAAGTATTGTGGGCACTTATGGCAGGTGCAGACAATTATGACGGTACAACTGACTATGACTTTGATAAAGGTGGTACTGCTGTAACTACTCACGATGGTACAGATTTAGATATTAATTTTGACTCTTCAAATGCAAGTACTTTGTCAACTTTTACTCTTTACTTTGTACTAGGTGATACAAATAGAAAAGTTTACAAGATGGCTTCTTGTGTTGTAAATGAAGCATCTATTGATTTTGATATTGATGGTCTTGCTACAATTAACTGGGCTGGTTTTAGCTCAGAAATTACAGACATGAGCGGATCTACTATTGAAGATACTGTACAGCCTACAGATGGTGATACTACAAATGATGGTACTGCTATCGCTGTAGGAGATGTATGGTTAGACTCAAATGATAGCTATCGTCTGTATAAACTTACAAATGTAGGGGCAGGCACAGAAGCTTCCACTTCAGCAGTATATGAAGATACAGGAGCAACCGACAATTTTATTCGAAATCGTCTTACTGTACTTTCAGTAGCTCC